ACCAACTTTGTTTTTAGTACCTTTAGTACGCACACCTGGATACGCCGAGAAGACATTATCACTGGTATCACCACGCATACATTTTTCGAATAGGATCCATTCTGGGTTTGGTGCACCAACGGGTTCTTTAGTTTTCTTGTCAATTAGCAATTTACCTTTCTTATCAAACACACCTTCGTGTGTAGTTAAGGTTTCCATGACCCCATTATATTGTTTAACATTTGGTGCAATCAACTGATGAAAGTCACTGTCTGTTGAGATAATCACGTGATTGCTATCAGGATGACTTTGTATAAAGCCTGCTATCAAATCGTCAGCTTCTAAGCGTGAGTTTTGTAATACAGTACAGTTAGTTTTTTCTGTAACAAATTCTTTAAACTTGTCAAACGTTTCCCAAAATAATTTATCTTCTTCTTGTTCTTTGGCAGTTAATGCCGCACGAGCATCACTACGATTTCGTTTATAAGGCTCGTAATAATCTTTACGCCAGCTTCGACCTTCGAGGCAGAACACTACATGACTACCGCCAAAGTCTTGCCAGGCTTTTTTGATACTGTTAAATGTAATGTGCATAGCCATGCCAAGTTTAATGTCAGCATCGCCTCGAACAACATGTCGAGCACGAAAGAATGTGTTAGCAGTATCAACTAAGATATATGTCATTTAATTTCCGCTTTGCCGCCAGGCAATTTAGTTACGTCGATAAAACCTCCGCCAACACGACTTACGTCTTGTCCAGCTTCGGCGAGCATGTTACCAGCTAAGTCTCTAAACCAACGATCGACAATTTGTTCATCTGGATCGCCATCAAATCCATAACCGGCTTGTTTCAATTGTACTATAAAATGGTCATTCCAGTCAAGTTCAAAAAAGCCATTTTTAACATTATCTTTGTTAACATGGGTATCTAGTACAGCTACCCACGGTTCACCTTTAGCAGTAGCACGTTCTTTTGGTGTTAGCTTTGCTTGGGCTTCTGCTTCTGTGGCACGTTCAGCCGCTTCCGCAGCCTCTTTGGCAACTTTCATAGATGCTTCTGCTTGTTTAACAGCTTCTTCAGTTTTGGCTTTTATTTTATCAATACCAAATATTTTTTCAATAAATCTGTTCATTAGGTCCCCCATTCATTTTTAAACAATGGTACTTGTAATCTATCACTGTATCGTAAACCGTGTTTCATTGCCATGATAGCCACCGCTTTGTTGTTTAGTGCGTAAACACTTTCAACACCGCCTACTGGCATCAAGTAGACATGTCCTTTGAAGCCAGCGGCACGATATTCGCTAGCGGCTTTAAGAGCATAATCACGATCTTCTTCTGTAGCAATGACAAACTTCAAATAAGCTGTACCAACTTCTTCGTACTCACAAACTACTTCTGGAAGGATTGCTTCTTCCCACTTTTCGCCACTACAAGGTAGTTTAGCACTTACACTGAATGTAAGTTCTTTACCTACTTCGCTGTTCCACTTGGCTAGATAGCCTTTAAACTCCGGCGTAAGTTTCTGAGTACCATTTGTTTCAAATGTGATCTCTTTCAACGCCTTCATTTTAGGATTGTTAAGCAAGTCTGGATAAGCACGTTGCCAACCTAGCAATGGCTCGCCACCTGTAATAACCAAATGCTCATCTAACCATTCGTTATGTGGAAGTATTTCCATAATACGATCTACAATAGCTTCACTGGTCAACATTGGGCTAAGATCTTTAAAATTAGGATGCCAGCTAGCATAGCTATCACAGCCTGTACTAACAAGCGGTAGTTCTTCATATTTCTGAAATGGATGCATAGCAGACATAACTGCTATGTCATCTGCTTCTGTGCTTAACTCGCCCCTGGGCATACCAAAACCTGCACATTTAAAGTTACAGCCAAATGTACGCAAGAAAACAGACGGCACACCCATGTACCGTCCTTCACCTTGTATGCTATAAAATAATTCAGCTATTTTTATTTTGCTCATTGTTTTTCCTAAATTGTTCTACATCTAGTATAGCACACTTTAATGTTTCTGCATAGTTCAATGCTTGTTGTTTGGTTAAATGCACAACGGATTCAGTATCAATATATCCCCTAGTTAATAAGGTCCAAATATGATACCAACGTGTTTTTGACCACCAGTTTGTTTTTCCAGTAGTATAAACAGTTACAGCAATACCAGTATCTTCGGCTTCTATCCAAATATTGTGATTATGGGTTTCGTCACCACATTCACAATCAACTTTATAGACTTTTGAGTCTCCCCAGTCGTTTGTTTTCATTATACCTTCTGCTGGTATTTGTGCTTTCATCGTAAGACCTCTAAGGTTGAAATCTTGGCAATCTTTTCACCAAAATCTTCATCTTTGCCAATAATATAAATTTGATGATCACTACGATCTGTTTTTCGATCATAGCGACTAAATTCTACAATCTTGCCACCGACTGCATTGTACACTTTGAATTGTAATGTAGGATCAGTGTTAATGTCTCTAGTGCTTAACATATTTTTTGGAGAAACAGTGGCATAACAATCTTGTTCTCGGCCGGCTCGATCCCAATCTTCTTTAACCCACTTAACTACCATTCTTTTAAACCAATTCATTCTGTGTCCTCTTCAAACCATTCAGTAACCATTTCCTCTGCTTCATCTTGTGATAACGCTGGAACAAAAATTCGAGCATACTTCTCACCGGCAGTGTGTTGAAAACTAAATTTCACTAGTCCTCTTGGAATAGATTGCATTGGTCGTTCAACAACAAATTCTTGTATATTTTTTGCACGATAAATTAAATCATCAGTCATTTCTTTAGCAGTGGTCATATTAGTCCTTTTTATCACCAAACAGTTGTAATAAACTTAAAAAGATATTAATAAAATCTAGATACAAGGTTAATGCCCCAACAACTTCTACAGCAGGTTCGGAATCTTCACTGACCATTTCTCGAATTTGTTGTGTATCGTAGGCAGTTAATCCTAAAAAGATAATAATAGCCAAGGCACTAATTACAGTTTGCATCACAGTACTACCGACAAAAATATTAATAATGCTAGCAATACAGATGGCAATGAGTCCAATGAACATAAACTGTCCAAGACTATCTAGACTACGTTTAGTAAAATACCCATAGAAGCTCAAAGTTCCAAATAGAACACTAGCACCCATGAAGGCACTAAAAATACTACTCATGGTATAGACAGCAAAGATGACAGCAAAACTTAAACCCATAAGTGCCGCAAATCCTGCTAGTAGAAGAACAGCAATTTCTCTAGTAGGGTTTGAGTTAAGTGCTATAGTAATTCCAAATACTGCTAACAGTGGTGCAAAGATGACCACATAGTGCATTACACCTGTAAAGAAAAACTTTACAAGTTCAGGATTAGTGCCTACAAAAAAACTAACCAACATACTGACTAGTGTAGCAAGTCCCATGTAGCCATAAACACGGCCCATAGCTTGATTTACTTCACTGGCAGAACGATAGTTAATAATTCCGCCGTTTGAATAATTTGCACCAAACATATATTACTCCTTAGTTATCTAATTCCATTGTAGTCCACTCTTGTACTACATCGAGCATATCTTGTTCTGAGTTACACAGAATTTTAGCAGTCTTCCATTCGCTTTCGTCATCACGACCGCCTACTTCAACCATGTAACCGTTGTCATAACGATTGATACTAATTGATTCATTTACTTTTGCTAATTTAGTTAGTTTTGCCATTTTAGATCTCCTTATCTTGGTGCAAATTCTTGCTGTAGTTTAATGTTATCAAAGAATTCTTTCTTTGTATTACCATCGGTGTTAAACGCACCTTTTAATACCGTAGTCTGTGTAAGACTAGAGTGTGCCATAATGCCGCGATTTTCACAACATCCATGAACTGCTTGAACGTAGACTGCTACGTTATCTGATCCTGTTGCCTTTTGGATTTCCCTAGCAATATCATTGCAAAGTTCCTCCTGGAGTGTACCTCGACGGGCGCACCATTGTGCAATACGGGTGTACTTAGATAAGCCAATAAGTTTTTGTGCCGCAATAATACCAATATAAGCAACACCGGTAACAGGCTGGTGATGATGACTGCACATAGAGCGCAACTCACTACGAACAACGAGCATACCT